CCTTGTTGACCGGTCACCTCAACGCCCACTTGCTGGGGTTTGTATTGTTGGCACAAGCGGAACAGGTCATCAATAGATACATCCATCGTTTGCCGTGCAGCAACACCGTCTACCCAGAACCAGTCCCCGTTTGAATTGTAAGCCCAGACGCTGATTACAGAGTAGTCTGCCGTCTGCTTCTTTGACGTAGCAAAGTCAGTCGTTACATAGAAGTTGTAGTTGCCAGCGCTATCAAGCAAGGCTGCTCTGGAGTACCAACGAATCTCGGTATCCTGCACCAAACGTTCATCCTCAGAACTGATACGCAGCATCAGCTCCTGATAGAAAGAGGACAGCTTGCCGTTCTTCTCAGCAAACTCGTATTGCTCACGTACAAACTTATACGGGAAACGATCTTCCCATGCACCCGAAAATTCCTCCTCGGTGCACGGAAACTTTTCACATACCGGCCAGACGTTTACATCCCAACCCCCAGATTCCACAGCTTCGATCAAGATGTCATTCTTGTTAAAGGGTGTACCGTTGAAGATGACCTTCCGGCGTGTTGGGTCGAGAGCGTGGTTGACCCCCTTATATACAGTGTCCTTGATTGCAGACATTGCAGCCAAGCTATTGGCATCCTCGTCGCTCACTAAGTCATCAAGCACCGCAAGCACGGGACGTTTACCGAACACCTTCGTACCACGCAAGCCAGACTTTGCACCAAACATCTTGATGCCCAGTAGCTCACCATTCTTGTTACCAAACTCCAAATAGTTGTCAGTAAACTTTGCATGCGGAATCCACTCCTGTGCAAACTCAGAAGAGTTGTACCGGAACTCGATGTTCTTACGTGCTGACTTAACACCGTTGTCCATAGAGTCAGACACGTACAACATTCCATCTACTTTACCGAAGCCCGGTATGTAATGAAACATTCCCAAGAACAAGCTAAAGTATTCCATGAACAGTGTAGTCTTACTTGCACCACGGAAGCATAGGTTAGCAATGTAAGTGTGTGGACTGATAACTTTATCCAACATCTTCAAATGAACAGGTGGTGTCTTATGACTCTCCCCTTGTGCACCATTCACCAACTTAATGAAGTTCATGAACGTCAGTGCAAACTCTGATGGAACATAAGCTGAAGAGTTAAGTTCGGCATACTTAACACCATCCAACCAGTCGTCAAGTTCTTGTTTAATTAGCATCGCGTGGCTCCAAGTCAATGATTGTCTGCCCTGCAATCTCTCGTGTAGAGACACCAGCAGCGATAGCTTGTATTTGTTGGTTCGCCAACTTGGCCATGAGGTCTTTCATTTCAACCATGCCAGACGTTTCACGCATGTCGATATTCAGCAGTGGCCCAGCTTCCTTCGGTTTTGCCAACTGCGTCAAGATGGAATTCGCTGCCGTGGTTCGTACCATTTCGCTCACGGCGTTAACCATAAGGTCCGCCTGTACATTCAGCGCCCGCTGATACAGGTCTTGGTTCAGTACCCAGCTTGGCACGAGCGTCTGTTCCAGAATCAGATTGACCAGCTTACCTTTGTGGTACGCAGCCACGTACGCGGAAATGTCTTTGGTCGTAGAACCTTTTGCCAACAACGCCTGATGACGTGCAGGGAAAGTACGAAAGTACGATTCCTGATTGCTCAACCCCATAAGCTTGAAGCTCACGTAAGTCACAGCATGCAAATAGTCTTCTGTCTTGAACTTCCCATCTTTCAGGACAGACGTGTAGCTGATGAAGTTGTCCCGAACTTGTTCTGCAATCAGAGGATCACTCACCATGTTGTTGATCTGGTCAACAAACGCAGCAGTGGCAGCACTCTTCAAGTTAGCAGGTAGCGCCTTAGCTACTTGGTCAACGGTCAATGTCATGGCGAGTTACCTTATATATAGTGTTGTCTCGATTGCCCCGGGGGCAATCTCGCGGTTATGTTTAAGCGGTAAGTCCCAGACGACGAACCAAAACAAGATAGTAGCCTTGCATGTGGTTACGCTGTTCATAAAGCAAGTGCTGCTGTTCGAGTGCCATTGCCAAGTACGTAGAGGACTGCATGAATTCTGTAAGCTTGTCCAGCTTTACGCACAGCTCCACTGCTTCAACATTCAGCCGTTCTATGTAGGTTGTTTGTTTGGATGCTGCCAGCTTGTTCTGCAAGTCATACCCCAGGAACATCCACACCTTTTCCACAGCCTGTGCTCGTGCATACTTATTGCCCAGCTTGGCATTGAACTCTGCCTTATCCACGCACGCGCTCTTACCGTCAACGGTGAACCCGTTACGCATAGTCAGCTGACAAATCGTTGTACGGCCATCCGGCAAAACCGTATAGGTTTCGTCCACAATAGCTGCTGCCACCTCTTCAATAGTTACCTTGGTCATAAAATTCCCCTTGTGTTTAAAGAACCTATAGTTTAGACTACCTTTAGACTAGACACAATTACTAAGGTAAAGGTGGGCGCTACCTATTATTTTTTGTAAACAAAAAACCATGAGCCACCTACAAAACACACTAAACGCATACATCCTTAGAACGTCGCAACCCCCTGATTTTCTTAGAGATATTGTTCGTGAACACGTTCTCGGCACAGAGTTATATGACCGCACAGTTTGCACCGGCCCCATCAAATACGGCTGCATCATGCCCATCGGTTACCACGAGCTTGGCCTCATAAACCGTAACGCAAACGCGTCCCTTACCCGCCTCAACCAACGGGCAGACTACGCACTCATACCACGTGCAGAGGTCCGCAGAGAGCGTATGCGCTATGACGGTAGCCCTGCCTATCATCGTGACCTAGAAGAACTGCTGTATGATTACTCCTGCCATGTTGGGTGTCCAGGAGCAGGTGATAAAACAGCTTCAGTCAGGTAGGTGCTTCTCCACATCGAGACTGATATTAAAAGGAACTTTCGAGTTCCTTTTTCTTCGCCTATAGAAAAGTGTATACAAAAAGTATATACAATTTTTGCTATATTTTTTATAGCAACTTTTTTTCTAACGAAGAACCAAAAAGAAAAGGTAAGAGCGGTGGGGGAAATTTATTTTTAGAACGGTTGGAAAAATTTATATAAGTAAGGGCTAGTGCAGTATCTACACCTTGTGTACACGTTTACACCAAGTACCCCCCCCGGTCACTTACACGTTACACACTTACACCTACCCCACCTCTATTCTTTGCGGCTGCGCCGCTTCTGGCGCTATCGCGTAGCGTCCGTGGAATACCTGGTTAGCAACCAGCGGGGTACATCACACCTAGCCTATACAAACGTGAAATAAGAGAAGCTGTGGCTCTCTCGTACATCTACCGCAACCACAGTTGCCTTGGCCTAATCCCACCAAGTACCAAAACGGGATTCCCTTAACCTTAACCAACCGGAGTGTCTATCATGACCGTATCTAACGCATCCATGACCCTTGGCTCTATCCTCGGAGCCATTACAACCACCGCTAACACGTTCTCATCTTCACTAGATGCACTGAACAGTGGCGTTGGTATGCTTAACAAGACCGTCACAGACGCGGCTAAGAAGCAAAGCATTGACTCCATCATCGACATGGAGGTCTATCAAAGCAATGCTATCGAGACAAAGTCTCAGCAACTTGCAGAGTCCCGTAAGAAAGTACTCGAATGGTGTGCACAGAGTGATCAAAACTCTTCACTCTATTCCACTGCTTACAACCAACTAAGTGCCTTGTTCCCCAAGGCTTAACCTTAAACCACCCTGGAAACTATCCGGGGTGGCTGGTTTTGCATACGATAGTTCCATGCGTCCAACTACGCTCCAAGTTACCCTCAACTTCTTGTTGATCCTTTTGGCTCTCACTTCTGTAGGAGCCATCATCCATTTCCTAGCTTGGCTAGTCTCCTAAAGGTTCTACGATGGTTCCCATTCCCTTCAATTTCCGTTCCAACTTCCCACGTTCTAAGTTGGGAAAGTTGGTTGTTCGTATCTACAACTGGCTCTAAATCATGTACACCAAAATCGTTAAAACCAACTTGCCTGAATATCCTGTTAAGGGGGAACAACTTGTTCATGGACGCATCTACGAAGGCAGTGACCAACTGCTTTACGTAGGTGCGGAAATAGGTCACCCTGATGGTCGCATCTGTGCTGTAGGCATCGATAACAGCCATTACGTCCAATGTGATGACAGTGACGAAGACATCAGCTTCCGTGAAATCAACGCCACTGTCACATACTGCTAGGGTCATTCCCATGCTTGTACCTCGCTACTTTGAGCTACG